AGGGCTTTCTTTGTCATGTCAGCAGCTGATCCTTGTATCAATTTATTTAATGCTTTGTATGTGTAAGCTCTCCTGATCCCCGGTCCATGTTCCCTAAGTGCATCTTCGTGAGTCATAGCTTTATGCATACCAAAACTATTTGGTTCCCATAAGTGAAACCTGCACAGTCTACCCAGCAGAGTACGTATCTGTCCACGGTCTTGTGCTCTGTTAGATGCTTTCTCCATCAATTGTTTTACAAATGGTACACGCGAGTGATATGTATTAAATAATTCTGCAGCTTTTTCTTTTGTTACACCCAACTCTGCTTGTAGTTTAGCTTTACCCATACCATAAAATAATCCAAGGTTAATTGTTTTAGCCTGTGATCTAGGTATTTCTGCCATATCTGCTACAGTCTGGTGAAAATCTGCGCTAGAGTCGTTATTATAAGACTCTATAACGTCGTATACAGACGGTAATTTGTACAAAGACGCATAATGCACTACCAACCTAGGCTCTTGCTGAGAATAGTCAAATACACCCCATCTATGGCCCTCCTCGGGTATAAATAATGACCTTATCTTAGGTCCAAGATCTTTATTTCTTGCAGGTATCTGTTGTAGGTTCGGATTCTGGTAGGAGAACCTACCAGTAACCGTGCCCCCGGTTTGTGATCTAAGCTGATTTATCTCAGCATGTATTCTACCTTTGTGTTCGTGACGTAAAATAGAATCTATAAAAGTTGTGTGTGCTTTGTTAATCTCTCTTGCCTGCGCAATCATATTTACAACAGGATGTTTGTGTTCTTGTAAAAAATTTTTTGTAAAACTTGGTGCTTGTGTTTTATCTGTACGTGGATATTCTAATCTCAACATATCAAAAACATTTGCAATAGATCTTGCTGCCCAGATTTGTGTATCAATATTTGTTTCATTTTTTATTTTGTGAAGTAGTTCTTGTTCAGCTGTCTTCATTTCTTTTTTCATTTGATGTGCACGTTCTATATCTACACGTACACCTTTAAATCTCATGTCGACCAGGCAATGAAACAAATCAGATTCTAAATCAAATATATCTTCTAGGTCCTGACTTATAATTTCTTTTTTCATTTCTTGCCAAAGACCAAATGTAACTTCAGCATCACGTTCTGCATATGCACCTGCATGCATAGCAGGAAGTTTGTACATTTCTGATTTAGGATCTATGCCCCATTCAGATGCAGCTTCTGCTAACGCTGCTTCGTTTTTACCGTAACCAAGATAGTGCCACGATAAACTATTGAGATCATAACGAAATCTGTTTTCATCAGTAATAGCTGCAGCAATCATTGTGCACGCTATGTCACCATTAATTTTAAAACCCATAGCACGTAGCCAACAAACATCATACATTGCATTGTGAAAAATTTTGGTTGAGGGTGCTTCTAATATATCTTTTAACCAAGACAAGACTCGAGTCTTGTCCATGTTACCACCACCTTCGTGTGCAATAGGAAAGTATCCTTTAAAATGTTTTGTAGCTACAGCAATACCAATGACTTCACCATTACCTATAACAGAACCAGATCCTTTTTTAATTAGATCAGGATCTTTTGTTTCCAAGTCAATTGCAATCTCGTCAACCTGACGTAGGTCAGGAAACTCTGTAGGTTTTACCCACTCAGTCTGTGCTTCAAACTTAGGAATTTTCATTATAGTCTCGCTCTAATATCATTTCTAAAAAGTGTATTGCCTTCAATATATCTTGCTTCTTTCCTTTATCACGGTGTCTGATAATATATTTTATAGCACAACCCTCAGGATATAACAACTCATTCTCTACTACAAACTTACTAGGCTGTATTTTATATTTTTGATAATGAGACCCTCCGTGTTGTTTATCCCAAACTTTCGATGTCATAACCTCTATCCTCCTTCCTTGCTGCCATGATATATAAATTTTGTTTAGTACGTGTTACACCAACGTACCAAACTCTATTTTCTTCATCAGCTTTGTCTTCGTTTTTTTCTGCAGATTCTCTAATGGTTTTTGTATTATCTAAAATTAATAATACATTTTCTGCTTCACCACCTTTTGCTGCATGCATTGTAGACAATTTTACTCTAGCATCTTTTGATAATTTTTCTCCATAACTTAACATCTCACGTATGTATAGGCACTCTTCATAATCTACTACAAATACATCAAACCAGTTTACAGTTTTATCGTATGTTAATTCTGTAAGATCGTACATTTTTTCTTCTGTTGGTTTTAAACTCATACCTGTACATTCCAATATATCTTTTACTTCAGATAAAGATAGTAGTTCACCTTTTTGCCATCTTGTGTAATTTAAAATGCTTCGAAACAAAGATGATTTGTAGCTTTTTCTACCTTTGTATTGATAGTAAATACCCATATCTTTTAATGTTGGCATAAGTTTGTTCAGTCTATCATTGTATCTTGCTAGTATAAGCCACTCACCATCGTGTAATGGCAGACCATCCAGGTCCATTATGTATTGTATCTTGCCCTCTTCTTCTCTTGCTTTCCAAGTTTTTTTAACTCTCCTGTCTTCTGGAATTCTATCTAAAATTTTGTCAGCCACATTTTGAACAACTTTGGGAACCCTGTAAGATTGTGGCAAAATTATGTCCTTCTTCGATACTTCTTGTTGAAATTTTTTTACATCTGCGCCTGCCCAACCATAAATAGCTTGATCATCATCGCCTGCTAATATAACATATTTGCTATTTTTCTTAATGATTTCAACCATTTTCCATTGTATCGGTGATAAATCTTGAGCTTCATCTATAAACGCTACGTCAAATTTAGGACACAATTCAGACACATTAAATCTTTCTATCATGTCTGTAAAATCTACGAGTTTAAAAGAATCTTTGTAGTTTTGTACTTCATCAGAAATAATTTGTAACAATCGTTTATCCATGTCTTGAGAATACATGTCTGTATTGTATTCATCTTCGATACTAGATTCTTTTATCCTAGCTGCATTTATTAAATTAAAATATTCACTATTAGAATCTACAAATCCTGTAGTCTCTTGTCCGTTTGAGTATACAGTCATTTCAATTCCTAACTTTCTACCTATATCTTCGTAGTGTTCGTCCTGCATAACTTCTGATTTTTTGAGTCCTAATCTTGTAAAAGCAAGAGAGTGTAGCGTTCTAAAATATTTTAAATCTTTTCTTTGAAAAGCTGTGTGATAATCTAGCATTCTATCAATTGCTTCGTTTGCTGCTTTAGTTGTAAATGCAAAATACCCTATCTTATCTATAGGTGTACCTAGTTTTAAAAATGTTTTTACATAGCCCAATAGCTTTGTAGTTTTCCCCGTTCCCGGAGGCCCGAATAACTTTCTACTTATCACATGATCTCCGTTTTATGTTTTAGTTTTGTATGATGTATAGGTACTTCTTCAAATGATTTAATATTAATCTTGATTATATTTTTTGTAGAAGAGTAATATTCACCCTCTTTTTTTGATGGGTACCTTTTCTGTTCTAAAAATTCTATCTCACAATCTTTGTATGTAACCTGCATCATACGACCAGTCTTACCTTCGTTATATTTCCAATCTTTTGATTTTAGTTTGTCAAAAAATTTATCAAATTTAAAGAATGCAATATCATTCTCTATTAATACTGATCCAGTTTTAAATGCTGCATCGCTTGTAGCTCTTGGTCCATTTATCTTTGCATGTAATACATCATGTAATTTTTCTTTTGGTGATGTTCCTATAGGTGGATGTACGACTTTTTGTGTAGCATACAGAGCTTCTAATACTATTTGTTCTTCGTCACCTTTGATTAACGGTGGTGGGAATCCTGCAGCTTTTGATATTGCATTTCTTCTTTTACGTTGATCATTAAGATGTTCTACAGATCTACAATGCACCGTAGCTGTACCGATACCATCTGGTTTTGTTACATCAAATTCATACTCTGGTTCTGGATCAAGATCTATCTTTTTAAGATTTGTTAGTACAGGGTATGCACCCTTAGATCCTGCTAAGACTCCAAACTTTTTCTTTACACAAATACCTTTCTTACAATGCTCACTCAATGGACTCTGTGTGCATGTGTATCCTTTAGAACTTCTGTTCCAAGATTTTACTTTTTGATTTAAAAATTTTTGATCCCATGCATTTGCATGTACGCCTGCAAAATATTTTACTGGTGCATTCATAACTTTTTGTTGCCAGTTGTCTGGGTATTTCATCTTAACCATGACATGATAGTTATACATAAATCTATCCTTACCATCAAAATTATCTTGACCCGCTATCTTTGATATTGCTGCTAGACATGGTGGTCCTTCTGTAAACTCTTCATCGACCCCTTCCATACTTTTGTTTTCTATCTCTTGTGTTATTTCTTTCAATCTTTCTTTTGTTACTAGGTTAGAGCTTATGACTTTCATAAACTGATCCAACGTAAACGTTGTGCCATCAATATTTAAAGCCTTCCGTTCATCACCATAGTAAGGTAGATTAATAAATTGTCCTGGTCTTAGCTGTCCAGTATCACTATCTTTTGATAGCTGTGTCTGCTTTGGAAATATTTCTGTATCTTG